TTTGTGTTATAATGATTCAAACAGTAAACTATTATGGAAGATATTAATAATGTCAAGATAGTGATGTTACAGAATGGACAGCATATCATTACTAAAATAAATGAAATGTTTGCTGAAGGTAAAGAAGAATCTATTTGTTTCCTTTTTACTGCTCCGTTAATTATTACTTACAAACCTTCATCTAAAGAGGGTGAAGAATTTGAATTGTCTTTTACTCTTTGGTCACCATTTTCTAAGAGCGTAGAATTTAGAGTTCCGTTTAATGAAGTGATTAGTATTGGAGATCCTAAAGATGATGTCTTAGAAAACTATATGGAAATCGCTGGACCTTTGTTCCAAAGATTGAAAGAAATAAATGAAAGTCAACAAGAAAAAACAGATTTAAATTTTGAGGAAGATCTATGAGTACGTCTATTGTTATCCTGAAAACAGGGGAAAAAATTATTACCGATTTACAAGAAGCATTTGATGGTGATGACGAAAACAAAAAAGGTATTTGTTTAGTTCTCAGGCATCCATATGAACTTTCTTTGGTCCCTGTTGAAGAACCAGAAGATGGTATGGATTTAAGAATTGAATTTAGTAAGTGGTGTCCTTATGCTATTGACACTGAATTTAGAGTTCCATATGATTCTGTGATGGCTATTGGTAAACCAGATCCAGCATTAGCAGAAGCATTTGAAAAGAAAATTGAAGTAATTCAAGAAGTTTTGACAGATACTACCACTAACTTTTCTCTTCAACAGCAGGATATTGAATCAGTGCTTCAGCAAATTAAAAATACTCCTCCAACAAAATAGTTATGAGTGACTCAATTAAATTAATCAGATTTGATGGTGAATGGATTGTATCTGATATTGAAGAAATTGAGGATACTACGTTCGGGGATCCTGATTGTGTGCTAAAATACCCGTATCAAGTGGAGGGTAAATGCCTGGCACCTTGGCCAGCATATTCTGATCAAAGAGAAATAGTTGTTCGTTCTTCTGAAATAACTGTTCTTACAGATCCAAATACATTTATCCTTAGTTCTTATATTAATGTAGTTGCTGAAGAAACCGAATGAAATTTTATACCAGCGTTGAGCAATCTGGAAACAATATTCTAGTTCGTGGTTATGAAAATGGTAAACAATTTCAAGACAAAGTACAATTCAATCCCACCCTATTTCTCCCTTCATCAACCAAGGGAGAATGGAAAACATTGAATGGAAAGAATGTTCGCCCCGTAAAACAGGGCAGCATTCGTGATGCAAAACAATTTGTAGAAGAGCATAAAGATATTGAAGACTTTGAAATCTGTGGTCAAACTAGATTTCTAAATCAATACATTCTTGAAGAATATCCTGACGATGAGATTAAATATGATGTGAGTATGATTCGAGTATTCACAATCGATATTGAAACAGGAGCAGAGAATGGTTTCCCGAATGTGGAAGATGCTGATCAAGATATTCTGGCTATTAGTATTCAAGATAGCAATACTAATCGTATTACCGTTTTTGGTGCTAAACAGTTTGAGAACAGAATGGCGAATGTGGATTATATGCATTTCGACACTGAGACAGGACTTCTTAAGGCGTTTATACATTGGTGGTCCTCTAACTATCCTGACATCATTACTGGATGGAACGTTCAACTATTTGATATTCCTTATATTCTCAAGAGGGTAGAAAGACTTCTTGGAGAAAAAGAAGCACGATTGATTTCTCCGTGGGGTAATATTCTTCGTAGGGAATTATATATTAAAGGTCGTAAACAAATTGCTTATGACATTAGTGGTATTGCCACGTTAGATTATCTTGAACTATACAAGAAGTTCACATACACCAATCAAGAATCTTATCGTTTAGATCATATCTGTAGCGTAGAACTTGGTGTCAAAAAACTAGATCATAGTGAGTTTGATACCTTCAAAGAATTTTACACAAAGAATTGGCAGAAGTTTGTTGAGTATAACATTCATGACGTTCGCCTAGTAGATCAACTAGATGACAAAATGAAGTTACTTGAACTTGCTATTACTATGGCATACGATGCTAAGGTAAACTTTGAGGACGTATATTCTCAGGTTCGTATGTGGGATAACATCATCTATGTTTATCTTGCTAAACAAAAGATTGCTATTCCACCTAAGAAAGAATCTTCTAAAGATAACAAATATGCTGGAGCATTTGTGAAAGAACCGATTCCTGGAATGTATGATTGGGTTGTTAGTTTTGACTTGAACAGTCTGTATCCTCACTTGATCATGCAATATAATCTCTCCCCAGAAACGTTGCTTTCACATAAGCATCCTAATGCCAATGTAGATAGATTGTTGAACAGAGAGATTGATCTTTTTGATATGAATGGTCAAACTGTTTGTGCTAACGGAACATATTACGATACTACCTACCAAGGATTCCTTCCTAAATTGATGGATAAAATCTATCAAGAACGTACCATCTACAAGAAAAAGATGCTTGCTGCTAAGCAAGAATACGAAAAGAATCCTTCAGTAGAATTGAAGAAAGAGATTGCTCGCTGTAATAACATTCAGATGGCACGTAAGATTCAACTCAACTCTGCCTATGGTGCTATTGGTAACGAGCACTTTCGTTACTACAAACTTGAACTCG